ATTGACGGTCAAGCACTAGAACCATATTACTTTGGTAACAATGACGCTAACGGTGTATGGAAACCTATCCTATATAAAGGCACATACGGCACTAACGGTTTCTACTTAACATTTGGTAACACAACATCTACCACAACACTAGGCTACGATAGTTCAGGTAACAATAACAATTGGACAACTAACAACATTAGCTTAACAGCAGGTGTCACTTATGATGCTATGACTGATGTCCCTACTAATACAAGTGCGACTGTGGCTAATTACTGCACTTTAAACCCATTAAATAAAAACACTAATGCTACTGTTTCTAATGCTAATTTAACCGTTACAACAGCAATTACTAACGCAGGAATTAGTGGCACAATCTATATGCCATCAACAGGTAAATATTATTGGGAAGCTACTTGCACAACAAGAACTAATTATCCTATTGTAGGTATAGTAAACACAGCATGGTCGTCAGGCACAAATGCATTAACTTATCCTGGTGCAACTTCAGGTAGTTATGGTTATGCTAATGATGGAACTAAATATAATAATGGTTCAAATACATCTTATGGTGCATCATATACTTCAGGCGATATTATTGGGGTTGCTTATGATGCAGATACAGGAACACTTACATTCTATAAAAATAATACAAGTCAAGGAGCTGCTTATACAGGATTAACAGATATTTATGCACCAGCAGTATCAGGGCAAGGTTCTGATGTATGGAACATGAACTTCGGACAACGACCATTCTCATACACACCTCCTACAGGCTTTGTAGCACTAAACACATTTAACCTACCTACCCCTACTATATTACAGGGTAATAAGTATATGGATGCAACGCTATATACAGGTAATGGCTCAAGTCAAACTATTGTAAATGCTGGTCAGTTTAAACCTGACTTTGTTTGGATAAAGAGAAGAGATGGTGCTGGTCAAGACCATGTATTGCAAGATAGTAATAGAGGTTTTGGAGCAACTACAAAGTTAGCATCAAGCTCTACTGCAGCAGAAAATACTACAGGTGGAGCAACAGGTTCAGAATGGGGTTATGTAACTGCTGCAAATTCAAATGGCTTTAACATAACTGCTAGCACTAATGGTGACCAAGCTAATAAAAACACTTGGACTTATGCAGGTTGGCAATGGCAAGCTGGACAAGGCTCAACATCATCTAACACTTCAGGCTCTATTACATCTACTGTATCTGTAAATGCAACTGCTGGGTTTAGTATTGTGACTTATACAGGCACAGGAGCTAATGCTACTGTAGGACATGGTTTAGGTGTTGCACCAAGAATGATATTTATTAAAACTAGAAGTAATATAGCAAATTGGTATGTTGGACATTCAAGTTTAACAAGTTGGGTTTATGCTATAGAAGGTTTAAATACAACAAATGGTCAATCATCTCAACCTAACACTTGGAACTCTACAGCTCCTACTAGCACAGTATTTTCAATAGGAACAGAAGGTGGCGTAAATACTAATACAAGAACTTATGTAGCCTATTGCTGGGCAGATGTATCAGGTTTCTCTAAAGCGTTTAGTTATACTGGTAATGGTAGTACAGATGGTAGTTTTGTATATCTTGGCTTCAGACCTAAATTTGTTATGATTAAATGTTCTAGCACATCTGCAACAAATTGGATAATGTTTGATACAATAAGAAATACATATAATTATATTGGAAATGGGTTGACAGCTAATAGTTCAAACGGAGAAGGAAGTTATTATAATTATTTTGACTTTTTATCCAATGGATTTAAAGCTAGAGTAGCTGATAGTGATACAAACGCAAGTGGTGCAACATATATAGGTATGGCTTGGGCTGAAAATCCATTTAAAAACTCTAATGCTCGTTGATGCCTGCATTTATTGACATTACAGGAAATAAATACAATAGACTAACTGTTATTAACAGAGTAGCAAATAGTCTTGGAAAGAAAACATCTTGGTTATGCAAGTGTGAATGTGGTTCTTTTACTACTGTTTATGGTCAATATCTAAAGTCAGGTAGAACAAAGTCTTGTGGATGCTATCAAAAAGAACAAGCAAGAGAAGCAAGACTTGAGCATGGTAGAGCAAGTAAAGTAGATAGACACTCTGATATTTATAAAGAATATTCAAGAGAAACGCATTTAATGCGTAAGTATAAACTACCTATTGAACGCTATAACCAAATGCTAAAAGAGCAGGATAACAAGTGTAAAATATGTAGTTATGAGTTTGGACAAAAGCAAGGTGATATATATGTAGACCATTGTCATACTACTAAAGAAGTTAGAGGGCTATTATGTCAAGGGTGTAATAGTGGTTTAGGATATTTTAAAGACGATACACAATCACTAGCAAATGCAATTAAATATTTAACAAAGGAGTAACAAGGTGGCACATTTCGCACAACTTAACGAAGAAAACCTAGTAACACAAGTCATTGTAGTTGCTAACCAAGACACAGCAGATCAAGACGGTGTAGAGAGTGAAGCAGTAGGTATTGCTTTCTGCACTAACCTACTTGGTGGTAATTGGAAACAAACATCTTATAATGGAAACATCCGTAAGAACTATGCAGGTATTGGTTACAAGTATGATGCTACTTTAGACGCATTTATCCCACCACAACCATTTGCTTCATGGACATTAGATGAGACAACAGCACAATGGAAAGCACCTGTAGACTATCCAACTGATGGTGAAAGATACACTTGGAATGAAGAAACTTTAACTTGGGACGCAATCGTAGAGGAATAAAATGACTCCTGATCAACAAAAAGAAGCCATTAAAGAGGCATTAGAAGAGTGGTTAGATAAACAATTTACCAAGTTTGGTAGATGGTCTCTTCGTAGTATTGGGGCAATAGCTCTAGCGGCATTAGTTTATATGTGGGCTATGTCGCATGGTTGGTCTATTAAATAAAAAGACTTTACGGCACTTATATAGTGCCTTTATAAAGTTACCTCCATTTAATAGATACCCAATGCCTTCACCTCTAAAGATGAGGTTTGAAGTGATGGATTCAGATGATTGTGATGGATTGTTTACACCAAGTAACATGACTATTCATATAGAAACTAGACAGAATAGTTTTAAGAAGATGACTGAAGTATTGCTACATGAGATGATTCATGTGTTGTTATATAAAAGAAATATGTACACAAATAAGTATGCTAACCACGATGGTGATTTTGAAGAGTTAGCTAATGAAGTCTGTAAGTTGTATAAATTTAATAGGAAGACTTTTTAATGAAACATTTAATATATTTACTTTTAATATTAGCAACACTATTCTACATCCATAAAGCTGAAGCAGAAGAATATATGGTTATGCAGTATAACGAGAATGTTCGTATTGTTCTCTCTAAAGAGAAATGTCCTACAAAAGGATTTAGAGCTGTAGCTCAAAGAATAGACAAACAAATATTAAGAGCTTGTTGGTCTCCTAACGGAAACCTAATTAATATTCAATGGGAAGGTGGAGACTTTAGTGAGTTTCCAGTAGATAGATTTTATCCAGCAGAGGTTAAATAATGGATCCAGTAACAATATTAGCAGCCTTAGGACCTTTAGCAGTAGATTTAGGTAAGTCACTCATCAATAGATTTGTAGCTCCTGATCAGTTTAAACCAGCTACAATAGAACAATATGCTCAGATGAAGGGTATAGATTTAGAGTTCTTTAAAGTGATGAATGAAGCAGGTGGAGGTAATCCATCTTATCCATGGGTAGAAGCTATTGTAAGACTTATGAGACCAGCGATTGGTCTATTAGTGTTAGCTACATGGGCTACTATGCACTTACAAGGTATTGCAACACCTGAGGTAGATAACTTTGCTAGTGCTGTAGGATTCTATTTATTCGGTGAAAGAAGTTTATTTTACATTAAGAAGAAATGAAGTTAAGTCCTAATTTTAGTTTAGAAGAACTTACTTTTAGTCAAGTAGCATCAAGAAGAGGGTTAAATAATACTCCTTCAGATAAAGTAAAGGATAACTTAGAAAGACTTGCATTCTTTTTAGAACAAATTCGTAAACTATTTAATAAACCACTCCTGATTAGTTCAGGGTATAGATCGAGGGAAGTCAATGAAGCAGTGGGTGGAAGTAAAACATCACAACATTGTGAAGGATGTGCAGCTGACTTTAATGTCAAGGGAATGTCTCCTAATGCAGTGGTTAGAGCCATTGTCGATAATGGTATCCCTTACGATCAGGTTATACTAGAATTTGATAGTTGGGTACATATTTCTATTCCAACTGTTAAAGGAGCAACACCAAGGAAGCAAGCTTTAATTATAGATAACAAAGGGAAGAGAGAGTTTAAGTGAAGAAACCTACAACAAAGCTAGGGAAACAGAATAAGATTAGCAAAGTGATGCGTGAGTTTAAAGCAGGTACATTAAACACTGGCTCTAAGAAAGGTCCTGTTGTTAAGTCTAAAAAACAAGCTATTGCAATTGCATTATCACAAGCAGGTATGTCTAAAAAGAAAGGTAAATAATTATGCCAATGGTCGGAATGAAAAAATTTAGTTATACATCTAAAGGTAAAAAAGAAGCTAAAGAGTACGCAAAGAAAACTGGTAAGAAAATGGTTTCTAAACCTAAAAAGACTGGTGCAAAGCGTGGCTACTAAGCAAGGACTCTATGCTAACATCCATGCTAAGCGTAAAAGAATAGCAGCAGGATCAGGTGAGAAGATGCGTAAGGTGGGGTCTAAAGGGGCTCCCACTGCTAAAGCATTTAAACAAAGTGCTAAAACAGCGAGGAAGAAATGATTAAAAAAGGCAAAGAAACTTTTAGTGGTTTTAATAAACCAAAGAAAACTCCAAGCCACCCTACTAAGAGTCATGCAGTGGTTGCTAAAGTGGGGGAAAAAGAAAAGTTAATTAGATTTGGTCAGCAAGGGGTTAGTGGTGCAGGATCTGCCCCTAAAACAACTTCTGAGAAAGCAAGACAAAAGTCTTTTAAAGCAAGGCACGCTAAGAACATAGCAAAAGGTAAGATGTCAGCGGCATATTGGGCTGACAAAGTAAAATGGTAATAAATTAGTTGACAAATAGCCATTCTTATGGTATAATTGTTGTATATACTGGGAAAATAACACATGACTTATTTAGAAATTGTCAATAAGGTTTTAAAAAGATTAAGGGAACCAACAGTGGCTTCTGTAAGTGAAAACTCATACAGCTCATTGATTGGTGACTTAGTTAATGTCGCTAAGCGAGAAATTGAAGATGCTTGGAATTGGTCAACTTTAAGAACTACTCTTACAGCTACCACTGCTCCTGATCTCTTCAACTATGTGCTTCGTGGTGCTGGAACTCGTTTTAGAGTTTTAGAGATTATTAATGACACTGATAATGTGTTCTTATATCCTAGAGATAGTAAATGGTTTGAAAGAAGCCTATTAATGTCTCCTGTACAAAAAGGAAGCCCATTATACTACAATTTTAACGGTGTTAACACTTATGGTGATACTCAAGTGGATGTATTCCCTGTACCTGATGGTGTTTATACATTACGCTTTAATGTGGTAATGCCACAAGATGATTTAACTTTAGATACTGAAGTAGTACAAATACCTTATACTCTTCTTATTGAAGGTACTCTTGCAAGAGCAATTGCTGAGAGAGGTGAGGATGGTGGAACCCAAGATCAAGAAATGCGTTACAGAAATATGTTAGCAGACTTAATTGCAATTGAAGCTGGTACTCGTCCTGAAGAAACTACTTGGTATCCTCAATAATGGCTGGAACATTAAAAACTACTTCTATAGCTGCACCTGGATTCATGGGTTTAAATACCCAAGATTCTTCTGTTACACTTGAGAGTGGTTATGCTTCTATTGCTACTAATTGTATCATTGACAAATATGGTAGATTAGGTGCTAGAAAAGGTTGGGATGCTGTTACTACAAACAATGGTACATTAGCTGATAATGAGGCTATTGGTTCTATATTTGAATTTAAAGAGATAGATGGTACGATTAGTTATCTATCTGCTGGTGGTGGTAAATTATTTACAGGAACTGAGACTCTAACAGAGCACATTCCTAAGGCAGCAAATCAAACTACAAATGCTCCTATTACTCCTACAGATGATAGATGGCAATTTGCAGCGTTAGCTGAAGGTAGTAGTGCAACTGCTTCTTCTTATGGCTTTGCAGCACAGATTGGTAATCCATTCTTAGTATGGAGAAAACAAAACCATTCAGGTCCTTATATTTGGCAACGAATAGGGGATTATGGTGCTAAACCCTCAGGTATTACAACATTTGATCCTGACTGTGTATTAGCAGCTTTTGGTAGAATATGGGTAGCTAGAATGACTAGCCATAAACATACTCTTTATTATAGTAGATTATTAGATGGTGCTAACTTTACTGGCACTGGTTCAGGAATTATTGATATTAGTTCTGTTGTTGGTAATAATGATGAGATTACAGCACTAGCTTATCATAATAGTTATTTAGTTATATTCTGTAAGAATCACATTGTTATCTATCAAGGTGCCAATGATCCAACCACAATGACCTTAGCTGATGTGGTGGTAGGTGTAGGATGTGTAGCTAGAGATTCTGTACAAAGCACAGGTACTGATTTAATTTTCTTATCAAAGAGTGGTGTAAGAAGTTTTAACAGAACAGTGCAAGAGAATACAATGCCTCTTCGTGAACTCTCTTTAAATATTAGAGATGACTTAGTAGGATACTTAGCAGTTGAAACTGTGGAAAATATTAGAAGTGCTTATTATGAGAAAGATGCTTTCTATCTTCTAACATTTCCAGGTTCTAAAATTATGGTTTATTTTGACCTAAGACAAGTGCTACAAAATGGAGCTGCTAGAACTACATTATGGAATAATACAGCTGGTACAAGTTATACAGCATTTTGTTCTACAGAAGCTAGAGAATTATTCATAGGTCTTCCAGGTAAGATTGCTAAATACAATGGTTATTTAGATGGTACCAGTGAATATAATATGCAGTATTATACATCTAGCTCTGACTTAGGTAGTGCTACAACGAATAAGATGCTTAAAAAAGCATCATTAGTAATTATAGGTACAGGTGACCAAGACTTTTCATTTAAGTATGGTTATGACTATACATTAAATTATACTTCACAGCCTATTAATAGAAATTTAGGTACAGGTATCTATGCTACTTTTAATACTACTTTCCAATATAATATAGATAAATATTCTTCTGTAGGTATTGGTGTTAATACAATTAATGTACCTTTAGGTGGATCAGGCAAAGTAATACAATTTGGAGTTGAATCAACAATTAACGATAATCCAGTCTCTATACAAAAGATTGATGTTTATTTACAAACAGGGAAAATGATATAATGGCAAACTATACCAAGTCAACTAACTTCTTAGCAAAGGATTCATTAGCTTCAGGAGATCCAGCTAAAATTATTAAAGGTTCTGAATTTGATGTAGAGTTTAATGCTTTACAAACAGCAGTCAATAGTAAAGCTAATACTATTTCTCCTGCTTTAACTGGTACTCCAACAGCTCCAACAGCTTCTGCAGGAACTAATACAACACAAATAGCTACTACAGAGTTTGTACTTTCTAATTCAGTACCATCAGGTTTAATAGCTATTTGGTCAGGAAGTACAGGAACTATCCCAACAGGTTGGGTATTATGTAATGGATCTAATGGCACTCCTGATTTAAGAAATAGATTTGTAGTTGGTGCTGGTTCTACTTATGCTGTAGGTGCTACTGGAGGTAGTACAGATGCAGTAGTAGTAAGCCATACACATACTGCAACAGTAACCGACCCAACACATTCACATTGGGGATGGGGTGGCTCTGTTCGTACTAACACAAATAGTATAGGTGGAAATAATGATAATTCTACTTCTGGTAGTGGTCTAGTAGGTTTTGAAACTCTTTACGCAGCATCTACAGGCATTTCTGTAAGCAATAGTACAACAGGTGTAAGTGGTACAAATGCTAATTTACCTCCATATTATGCTTTATGCTACATTATGAAGAGTTAATGAGTAAGATAGAATATGTAAATCTTCTTTATAGGATTTATGGAAGTCCTAAAGAGAATAAAAAAAAGTTCATTGAAGAAGCATTAACTTGGGAATATTACCCAGTTTATAAGAATGATGTAGTAGTAGCTTTGTTTATGACTAAAAGGAATAATATCCATTGTGGATGTCTTCCTGAGTATAAAGGTAAGTGGTTTCCAATGAAAATGTATAAAAGATTATGTAAGAATATAATCTTAAAATATGGAAAAGCTGAAACATCTACTTTTCCTGAAACAAAAGAGTTCGTAGAAAGACTTGGGTTTAAGGAAGTAAGTAGAAATGAAAATGTTATTAATTTTATAAAAACAGAGGTTTAATATGAGTTTTGTATCAAAATTATTCGGTGGTAAAGATGCTCCTAAAGTCCCTGACTATCAAGCATCACCAATAACCACTCCGTATGGCACAGTGACCCCTTCAGGTGCTGGTGGTGTTAGTGTATCATTATCACCTGAATTACAGAAGTTTTTTAATTTATATACCTCTGCTGCTGAAAGAGCTCTTCCTTCTGAAGAGCAATTAAGCTTTGCTGGTGATGTCTCTGAAATGGGGCAAGGTTTATTCTCTAGAGGTGCTGGTACAGATATTGGTGCTAAGACAAGAGACTACTATAACCAAGTAATTTCTAGTATGGAGCCACAAAGAGCTCAAGAAGAATCTAGACTTGCGGATACATTATTCTCACAAGGTCGTACAGGGACTGGTGTTGGAGTTAGTGGTGGTGGTTATATTAACCCTGAACAATATTCTTTATTTAAAGCAAGAGAAGAAGCTAACAGAAATATCTATTTAGGTGCTGAAGATAGAGCAAGACAACAACAGATTGATGACCTTAGAAATGCTTTAGGTATCTATGGTACTGGGCAAGAACTTGCTGTAGCTCCTTTAACAACTGCAGCTGGCTTATTAGGAACTGGTATTAACATAGCAAGTCTTCCTTCACAATATATTCCATATTCATTACAAGCTGGTCAGAATGTAACTGGTGTAAATCAAGTGAATGCTCAAATTGAAGCTCAAAATCAAGCTAATCGTCTTGGCTTTTGGGGTGGTCTCATTGGTTCAACAGTAAGTGCATTTAATCCATTCAGTAAACTAGGTGGTTTATTTGGTGGAAGTACTCCTGCTCCTACTTCAGGTGGCGGTGCATTTACTGGTGGAATTAAACTACCTAGATATTAATTAAGGAAAAATTATGGCTGGAATCGTACCTAGTTTATTTGGACCTACTCCACAAGAGTTAGAATCTCAAAGAAGACAGCAACAAGCTGACCTACTAAAAGCTTATGCTGCTCAAGGTCCTAGAGCTGCTGCTGGAGCAGGTGTTGGCACATTAATTGGTCAAGGTCTTAATGCTTTATTTGGCACACAAGATCCTGAGATTAGGAGAGCCAATGATGTCTATAAAGTATTACAAACCACTCAACAAGAACTAGGTGATGGTGTATCTGATCCTAACATTCTTTATCCTACACTTCAAAAGAGATTCACAGAAGCAGGTTTCCCTGACATTGCTGCTAAGGTAGCTGAAGAAGGGTCTTCTAAGATTATTGATTGGAATACTAAACAAGCTACTATTAAGCAAAAAGAGTTTGATCTAAAACAAGATCAAGATGCTAAAGTAGCTTTACAAGAACTAAATACTAAAGCTGCTGAAGAGGGTAGAACTCCTACTAGCGAAGAAATTATTAGTACACTTTCAACTTATTTACCTGCTGAAAAACTTGCTCCATTGATCCAAACTTCTGCTGATAAAGCTGCATGGAGAGATGTACAAATTAGACAAATGGAAATTCAACATCAAGATAGAATTCAAGCAGCTAAAGATAGACAGGCTGATCGTAAAGAATTAGAAGCAATTAGACAAGAGAATAAAAAAGAACTTGCTACATTAACAGCTTCTCTTAAGCCAAAAGGTGGTTCAACATCTGTATATGAAAAAGGTTATGCAAATAACTTTGTAACATCATCTGCTGAACTTGTACCTGCTACTTCTAACTTAAACATCTTAACTCAAGGTGGTGTATCTCCTATTACAGCAGGTGTATTCACTAACCTTAAAGGTACTGGTTTACTATCAGCTACTGGTGCTGCATTTGGTAATACTATTACTTCTGCAGAAGCTGGTCAATATGAATCCATTATGCTTCCAGTGATACAAAACATTGGTACAATGCAAAATGCTGGTAGAAGAACTACAATTGCTCAATTAGATAATCTAAAGAATGCTCTTATTGCTAAACCAGGTCAACCTTATGTTGTTCAAATACAAAAGATGGGTGAACTTCGTCAGATTGCTGAAGCAGCAACTGAAGCAGCTATGGCTAACCCAGCTTTATCTGATGAACAAAAAGCATTGGTTAAAGGTAATCTAGAGAAAGTTAAAACAGCTATTCCATTTACTGGTGCTGATGTAGCTAAGTTTAGTGTTTATTCTAAGAAGAATCCTAATGTTAAATTTAAAGATTGGCTAAAAGAGAATGGATCTGAAAAGAATATTCCTGAGAAAGCACCTCAAGCAGCTCTAGATAAGTTAGCTAGTGATAGGTCATTAGCTCCTGCATTTAAAGCTAAGTATGGATATTTACCTGAAGGATATTAAGCATGGCTGAAAAAAATCCGTTTGACGAATTAGAAACAACTGCTCCTACTGTAGAAGGTAATCCATTCGATCAGTTTGATAGCCTTCCTACAGCTGATTTAGCTACAGTTGAGTCTGCTGTTGAACAATCTACTCCTAGTGGTTTCTTTGATCCTACAGCACCACAAGACTTTAGTCTTAAAAATGTAGCTGTTGGTGCAGGTATTGGAGCTGGTGTAGGTACTTTAATTGGTGGTTTCCCATTCGGTACATTAGGTGGAGCTGTCTCAGGTGCCGCTGGCACTGGAGCTGGTGAAGTTACTCGTACTATGGGTGCATCTCCTGCTACTCAAATAGGTACAGAAATAGTTGCTGGTGGTCTTCCAAGTGCTATTAAAAAGTTTGGTACTAAAGCCTTAGGCTTAGTGACATGGAAAGGTGAAAGACTTTCTAGTATGCTAAAGAGTACTTCAGATGAAGAGTTTGCAGCATTAGCAGCTAAAGAAAAGACATTTGGTTCTCCTACATTTAAAGGTTTATATACAACAAAGAACTCTGACTTAACACAAAGTGCCATAAAGAGTGACTTACTGAATAGTGGAGTTCAAGTAGCTGATGATGAACTTGCTTCTACAGCTGTTAGAAAACAATTATATGCTAATATGAAGGCTAACAATCCATTTGTTAAGTCAACTGAATATGCTGAACTAGGAGATGAGATTGCTGCTTTAAGAGCTAGAAATCTTATTAGCCCTGTTGAAGAAAAGAACCTAGAGAAGATTTTAAAGAATCAACTTAATACTAATCCTAAGATAGCTAATACAGCTAACCAAGATATTCTTAACCTTATCCAAAATGGTGGTACATACACTGTTGAAGGTCAAACAAAGGCTATGATTTCTCCTGATGCTCAAAGAGTACTAAGAGATCAATTCAATAAGTACCTTGAAAGAAACACTGGTAAGAAGGGCTATGACTATCTAAAAGGAATTGAACAGCAAGAGTTTATTGCTTCTGCAAGAGATAGTATTCCTACACTAGTTGCTACTAAATTTACTAAACTAGATGAGCCATATAAACTAGCTTTATCTAATATTGCTAAATCACCTGAAGGTAAGATGGAGTTTGCTAAGGCAGTTGATCAACACTTCTATAACTTAGGTGAGACAGTAGAAGTAGCTGGTAAGCAAGTAGGTAAAGAAATATCCCCTGATAAGCTTATGAAAGAGTTTATTCGTTTAAGACCTGCTATTGAAGAAAGTGGTGTAATGTCAAGACCACAATTAGAAGAACTTACTAGAAGAATCTCAGGACTACCCTCTATGGCTGATAAAGCTTTATCTAAGAAGTATATCACTGACATTATTAGAGGATCATTAATTGGTGCTGGTGCATCTCAGGTTTCTAGTACTAAGCCTGTAGTACTTCCTATGTAATAAAAAAGGGGCTTACTGCCCCTTAATTATTTAGCCATCATATACAATCCTACATTTGCTAAAGCATATCCAAAGTAGCACAGACTCATTCCACCGTTGCCTACATAAAATTGCTCAGCACTTATATACGCATAAATGAGCCCTGTAATAATAATTAGTATATGACTCATTTACTTTACTCTCCCTCTTCATCCCATTCAATCATAAATCGAATGATTAGAAGATCAAGTAGTAGTATCCAACCTTTACCTTTCCTACCTATCTGTTTATAACTCATGTGTTCAATACCTAAATTAACACCACTGATTAGTTCTGATCCAAAATAATACATTAGTTTACCTCGCAAGTTCCGCCAGCACAAGCCAAGTTATCTTTAGCTTCTGTATGGTCGTCAGTTTCAATTACTTTCGTTAAGTCTATCTCTTGAAGATGTTTAAACATTTCATCGAAGGTTTCTTTAGTACAATCTTCAAATGGAGCTTGAACATAAGTGCCTCCATCGTAAGGTAGTACAGAGATACCAGTATAGTTATAACGATTCTCCCACATCCATTTACCACATTCGTCCCACTCATCATTCTTTAGAGAGATAGTGCATGATACATTATGCTTATTATCACCTCTATTATTACCATTAGCTACCCATTCTATATTAAAGCGTTTAACTCTTTCTAAGATGTCTTTATAGCTTTCAGTGCGAAGGATAGAACCTTCAGGAGCTTTCTGAGGGAAACTCATAACAGCTTCTAAGTGGGGCTTCCACACACAGTCTTCTATAAGACTAGGTACTGTTGATGTCATATATCTATATAATGGTTCATTCTTACCTACACGCATTCTACGAACATAATAGTCATTATGCCAAGCATGAATACCACTACTGCTACCAAGTACAAGAGAAGTAGTGCCAGCAGGTTTAACTGTAGTAATTCTAGCGGACTCATTGATGCCAATGATGTTAGCCACTCGTTTATTTTCTTCCTTAGTAACATTGGCAGCCTCAGCTAAGTTAAGTTTAAGAACACCACCTGAAGCAATACCAGTCATAGAAACACCTAGTAGTGCATCTTCTTCTGAAGTTTCTTTCCATACACTTCTTAGATAATGGAAGTCAGTATAACCAGCTTGTAATGTACCAATGAATGTAGCAGCTTTAACACGATCATTTAGTTCTTCTTGTGTCGTTACATCTGATACATTAACCTCAACTAAGTTACAATAGGAGTTAGGTCTTAAACTAATCTCAGCACATGGGTTAGTACCCACATCATAGTTATTAGTCCAAAACACTCCAGGTTCACCTGCACCTGATTGTTCTACTCGTCTCCAAATAGCAAACCACTCTTCTTCTGTAATCTCATCACGATTTAAAGCTACTGAGTTATTAGCTCTGCCTCGTTGTGGGTTAAGTTCATACCATGTACCACTCTTAGCTGACATCATATCCATATCATCTTTATCGAATAAAGAGATTAGGGCAGCTCTACGAATACCTCCTGATAGCACAGCATCAGCAATATGGCAGATCATATCATGTACTTCGATAGGTTCTAGCTTACGACCAACAGCATTGTTTAATACACTACGAAGCTTATCTAAACAGATGCGTAATGGGTCAGGACCTGGTGCCTTACCTCCTGAAGTAATGAGTCTAGCACCTTTAGGTCTAATATCTCTAAAGTCAAATACTGGGTCAGATTTACCAAGGGTATAGGACTTAATTAATACTTTAATAGAATCAGCCCAACCCTCAATAGAATCTCCTACCAAGAATCGTCGTTGTTTAGCGGATGGACCAACGATAGTAGGGAGTCTATCTGTGTGTCTGCGTTGTACGCTAAATCCCACTCCACTTCCGCCAAGTAAGTTAAACATTGTCTCGCTGAAAACGGCAGGATGATCGACAGGGGAATAAGCACAATTGAACATACGATTATTGCTAAGTTCAATAGGAGTACCTCCAAATTGTAAACTACGCATAGAAGGCAATACTTGACGATTGTAAACATATTTGTAAACATCTTTAATTTCCTCTTTCAATTGTGGGTACTTTTTCATGTGCATAACCATGTTACGACTAACAAGCTCTTCCCAAGTTTCTCTTCGTTGAGCTTCAGGGACATACTTAGCATATTTATTAAATATGGTGATGTCACTTAATATCTTTTGACTTTTATCCATTATCTTCTTTCTTATAGCGTAGTTATATAAATTAATCGGAGGAAGTGTTATCTCCAAGTTCCAATTCATTGACCAATCTCTCGAACCTATCTTCAATTTTGTCTTGGAAGGCATAGACTAAATCCTCAGTAGTAAGTCCTAGAAGGTCAATTAAATCTACTTCTGAAACTTGTTCAATAATCTTTTCTTGTAATTCTGTTAATGTTATCATGTTTTCAATTCTTTTAATAGCTCTACATAGTGAATGACTTTATCTAGGTCAGCTTTACCGCCCTTGTCTTTCCATCTGCAGATATATTTAATTATGTTTCCTTCTATAAAAGGTATATTGTTTTTAGTTATAAACTCTATGGGTTGTATAGTAAATTTCTTATAATGGTCTCCTCCTACTTGTTTACTAAGCGATGTTGACATACTTCTCTCCTGTTTTATGGCTAATACTCTTAGTACCTCTGAACCAATTTCCACATCCTTGGCATTGGAAGCGTTGATACTTAGCATTAGTTGTTATTGCATATCCTCTCTTCTGATGATGTTTTCCACCACAATTAGGGCAGACTAAACCATCTTCAGACAAGACAGATAAATTCAAGTGATTCTTAATCCATGGTTTAAAGCGTTGATAGACATTCTCTAAGAGTACTACATCATTCTTATTGTACTTCTCCATTGTCTTCCAAGCTTGTGGATCTTTGTTTAAACATTTAATCCAAAGCTCATGTCCCTCATGTGCTACTTTCTTACCAAGTCCTAAAGCTTGAGAAACATAGTCTAGTTTGTTAGAAACAAATCTAAACTGTCTCTTAGCCACTTGTAATAGATCAATCTGTTTAAATGGAGCAGGAGGTGTCATACCATTTAAGATAAAGTCTTTATTGAGGGTAGGAATATCGAATCTAGCCCCATTATAGTGAATGACTGCATCAGCCTCGTCTAGAAGTTTGTGAATACCTTGTAGCATCTTCTTTTGTGACGACTTATTCACTGAATCAAATATAACTTCTTTCTTACCTAACCACTTAGCTGCATAGCAGAGTGTTGTAGAGCTTTCAAGGATTTGATTCAATCCAATGTTCTGATCCCAAATGCCCCACGCATGGACAGTGTTGGGACTTGTCTCTATATCTAGCAATAGTATTTTACTCGTCATTAAACTGTTCTCCATTAGGTTTAGCTACACCATCTTTAAATCGCTTCTCTACTTCACCTGTACTTTTATTCAACTCATACTCATAATGGTCTCCTGTGTTACCATTCTGCGAGATCACATCAATTCTTGATTGCTTCTTACCGAATATGCGTTCAAAGTTTTCTTCACCTTGTTTAGTAAAGAATCCTTTTGTTTGAATGCTGTCACCTGTTATATCATTCTTACTCATTGTAACTTCCCTTCATATACCCAATCAGGAAGATAGTGCAAGTATATTTCATGACCTTCTTCCGTTTGTTCTAAAACACAATTTCTTACTATATAATTTGCTACCATCTTTAACAACACTTCTTCTTCTTGTTCGTCTATCTCTACACTCTCGAAAGAGCCATCAGCTTTTAGTCCTTTTACTAACACGCTTTACCCTTTCCGTTTTTGTTTTTTCGTCATGACAACCTTTGCAGAGTACTTGTAAATTATCCGATGAACAAAAGAGCCGTGCAATAAATATATCCCACGACTCGAATCCTTTTTTAGGGCACACCACAGGAAGTATGTGATCCACCTGAACCTCCTTAGCAGGGAAATGCCCTTTGCATCCAGCACATTCATAGTGCATAGCCAAGCGTTGAGATTTGTCGTTAATTTTTTTACCAACTTGAGCTTCTTTAAGAGATTCATATTTTGGAGGATACCTTCTAAAACCACCTCGTAAGGTAGAAGTTATAAATGATTTTAAGCGACCTTCAGTCCATTCTTTATTCGCCATTAGCTAGTCTTTCAAAATGATGTTGATAGTCATCATCTAGTGATCTTAAGATGTATAAACATCTTCCATTCATTATCATCCACTCATCATTTTCATACATCTCTCTAACAGTAGAAAACATTTCTTGCTCTGTAAAACACTCAGCAAGGGCTTTCTTAGCCTTCACTGGTCCAATCCCTGCTATACCTTTTATGTTATCAGAAGTATCACCTGTTAATAGTTGAGTGTAAAAGTTTCTAAGTCCAGTTTCTTCATCTACCTCATAGAACTCTTTTTTAACGAAGTTGTAGTGCTTTCCAGGCACTTGCAATAGGTCTTTATCTATGGAACAAATGAGACTAGATTCATTTTGATTAATACCAAGATAATCGTCTGCTTCCATTCCAGTAGCCACTGTTCCTTGCCAACTCTCTACAAGATAGTCTCGAAGAAATTGTAGGTGCTTAGGTTTGGTTGCAGTACGATTAGCCTTGTATTCAGGATATACTTGCTTCCTGAAATTGTCAGGAGATGTCAAGAATAATTTATACTCAGATGCTTCCACCTCAGCTAAAGTATTTTCAATCATCTCGTTGACACGATAGACGGCAATAGCCTCGTTGTCATTCTCTGTGGTACAAGCCACACGAAATGCGAATATATCACCGTCTAGTAAAGCTTCCATTAATCTACTTCGCCATCCGCTTCTTTAGAGAAGACATAAGCCTCGAATTGTTTAGCAGTGTTGATAACCTCACTCACTGGTTTACCCTGACCTAACAATTCAACCGCAGTTGATAGAGAAGATTGACGAATGATGTACACTTGTCGTCTAGCTCTTTCTTCTGCTGTCTCATAATTACTACCAATGACTTTACCACCGCCACCAGTTGATTTAGAAGCTTCAACTCTAGGAGGTGCATCACCTTCTTTAGCAATAGCTTTCCACTGCCAGTAATCACCTTCTTTAACTGTGACTACATCGACACGATCACCTTTGGCATAGCCCTGAATATCCTTAAATACAGCAGGGTTACTAAATGACATAAGCTTCTTGCCTTGCACTTGACCTTGCTCATTCTTGAAACTAACTTGTAATGTCTGATATTGTCCCTTACCAGTTTTCACTGACTCAGGGGTTCCTACATCAATAATTTCTATAATCATAAATACTCCTTTAAAAAGAACTATTTCTAGTTCTGTATATATATTATACCATATCCATATTACTTGTCAACCCAAATTTCCATATCTTTCCAATTATTTCCAACCTGTACTTCTGCCTTCATTGGGAGGTCAAATTCAGTCCCAAACATCTTTTGAAAGTTCTTAGGAACATCTTCAAATACATCTAACATTGTCTTAGCTAAAGTACCAGTAAAGCCACTATCACAATCAATGATAATGGAATCATGAACTGTATTAACAAGTCTCGCCTTTTCATAGTTTAATTTCCTCATTCGGTTATATAAAGATACTCTTGCTAGTGTCATTAAGTCTGCACCAAGTCCTTGAACAGGGTAGTTAAGAATTGTGGTGCGAGGGAAAACCTTCTCCCCTCGTCTTAATTCAGGTTCAAACTGATAGATTCTACCAGTAGGAAGTTTAACCATTTTAGTCGTTGTAGCCTCTTGCATAAGTTTAATGTGCCACTTATGAAGTCCTTTATACTTGCTATAGAACTCATCAATAACTCCTTGCCAAAACTTCTCACTCTTACTTACTTCAGCGAAGTTTGGATCATTAGCGTAGGAGTAAGCACTTCCTCCATAAATAAGTCTGAATACAAATGTCTTAGCAATAAGACGACTAGGCAAACCAAAGCGATTCTGATTATCAGTATGCTGATCGACATCATTCCATATCTCTTCATAGGCTACTTTATCCTTACTTAAAAATGCAGCACATCTCCACTCAAGAGCAGAGGCATCACCCTGTATAAGCATTACTGATCTCTAACATAGCGTCTGCAATGCGATAAGCTTCATAGGGAATGTCTTCTCTTCGAACATGGTCAGCAATGATTAATGCTTCCATAGCTTTTAATGCAATCTCATCTCTAGTCATTTAATGCTCCTTTTAATAATTCTCTAACATCTTCACTCATTTCTGTTAATACATACTTAGCACCTAATTCTTTTACATAGCTCTCAAAGTCACCAAGAGTATGGTAGAAGTAAGCTTCTTCTTCGCTGTTGTCAGGTGCATCATAATAATCACTCATAATTTTCTCCTAATATCGTGAATAAAATAGTTCTTTTATTTCTCCGTCAAAATTTTGTAGATTCGGCTTTGAGGAACTAAGGCGACCAGTTCTAGCAACGCACTGGTTGAGTTGTCCATGTAGCGTACCTTTATACCAACCTTGACTTTCTCGGAGTTCAGGGAGTCCTGAATAGTAAGTTCCTCTACGCTTTTCAAGTCCACTCCTTTTAAGGATAAGTTGAATAACTCCTTTAGAAACTCCTGAAGCCCTAAGACTTCTAAGCGTCTGTTCATCTGTGCTATAATACCCATCTTTCTTTAACTCACTTCCTTTTAATGGTTCTATCAATCGAGGCATATCATAGTGATGATCTACCCACCCTTCTTTAACTTGACCTTTTCTTTCACCAGTTTTATAAGTTCCAATAACTTCTTTCTTGGGTATAGTAATGCGTCCACCATACAAAAGACAACTGAGGTGATCTTTACTATTAAAATTAAAACCACTAATAGAAAAAGTCTTAGCCAATTCTTCATCCAATAATCTGACTTCCTCTTCCAATAAGGCACCAAGTTCTAAACTCCTATCTTCATCAAATAAAATTCCATTATACTCCATCTCTTCTAAGACAAGCAAGTCTTGATTGTGTAAGCTAATGAGTCTTTGTCGTTCTACTGGCAGAGACATCACTTCTTCATATTGCTTCTCAAATACTTGCTTAGTTAAAATAAGATCCTGTTCTAAGTATTGCTCAAGAATGTCCTTAGGTACATCAGGGGTGTCAATGCCGTTGCTCCAATACTCAGTAGCAACAACATCAAGCTTACTACCCAAACCATAGTACTCAGCGACACTATTAAGTGATGGGTAGGGATTCTGTTGGTTAGTGAGTATGAAATGTACCAACTGACAATCCCACACACGCTTATCCATAAAATTAATTCCATATTTTCTTATCCAATGCAAGTCGAACTTAATGTTAAAGCCAACAAGAATAGCGTCATTGTTAAGCATACTTTGTATAGAGTCAAGTCTATCCCTGTACGGATTTCCACTATATTCAATATCAAATAGATTAGAAACATTATTATGATGAAGTCCGACATAGCAAAGTTTATTCCTTTCGTCAAATGGATTACCTTTATTACTGATAG